TATTCCATCGGAGTACCTATCCCCAGATGCTACATCATCACAAGTACAGTTTAAGTCTAATCTTGAGCAGATACTACGTGACGTTAAGTTTAATGAACAAGGTTACATAATTACTCCTTCAGATACATACCCTGATAAGGATGGAAGTCCTACTAATATTAGGTTAGTTGATGTGGAGCTTATGTCTTCAAGTGGTTCTAGGAACATAGACATTGACCCCATAGTAAAAAGGTATCAACACGATATTGCTAGGAGTGTCTTGTCAGAGTTCCTAATGCTTGGTAGTCAAGGCGGTTCATACGCTTTGTCGAAGAGCAAGACAGACTTGTTCCTCCGCGCACTTGAGAGTTACATCCAGCAAATTGTCGATGTCCTCAATAAGCAATTAGTCGAGAGACTGTGGGAGTTGAACGGTCTGGACTATTCGTTGATGCCGACTATCGAAGCTGGCGATGTTGCACCTCACGACTTACGTGAAATTGCAGGGTTCTTGCGTAACCTTAACGGCGCAGATATTAGCGTTAGTGACCATCCAGAGGTTATACAAAACCTTATGGACATAGCAGACCTAAATTATGACCCCGATAGGGAAACAGAAACAGAAGAGCAAGAAGCTCTTGAAGAACAGGAAGAATAATAATGGCATTTCTAGACAACAGAGTGTTTGATAATGGTTTAACCATACTAGACACAGAAGCAAACGTAGTTCACGTAACTTCAGCAGAAGCTACAACTTATGCGGCGGCTACATCTACACTATCACTAGGTAACTCTACCTCACTTTCCATTGCGGCTCCTTCGGATCGTACTGGTGGTGGACGTAAAGTCACTGTATCAGCTATCTCAGACGGCTCAATTACAGGTACAGGTACAGTTACTCACTACGCTCTAGTAGACACAACTAACACACGTTTGTTAGCTACAGCGGCTCTTACAGCATCACAGTCAGTTACAAGTGGTAACACATTTACATTGGCTTCATTTGATATTGGTATCCCTGATCCATCTTAAGGAATAAACTATGGCACTTGTTATTAAAGATCGTGTAAAAGAAACAACTACTACAACTGGTACTGGGACTTACACATTAGCAGGTGCTGAAGTTGGTTTTCAATCATTCTCTGCTATCGGTAATGGTAATACTACTTACTATACTGTTACTGATGGTGGCGACTGGGAAGTTGGTATTGGCACGTACACTGCTTCTGGAACCACTTTAGCACGTACAACAATACTATCATCTTCTAACAGTAACAACGCAGTTAGTTGGTCAGCTGGAGAGAAGTTTGTATTTGTAACTCAACCTTCATCTAAAGCAAACTATCTTGATGCGTCTGGAAATGTAACTGGAACACAGTTTGACGAATATTTAGACTTTAAAACAGCATCTTCAAACCCTTCCCACACTGAAGGTCGTGTTTTCTATGATCAAACAAGAGACAGTTTAGCATATTATAACAGCGATAGCGCAATGACAGTACATACAGGTCAAGATAGTTTATTGCGTGTTTACAACGATACTGGGTCAACCATTACGTCTGGAACGCCAGTGTATCTAACTGGTGAAAGTAGTTCTATACCTACGATTGCACCAGCAAGTGCGTCTAGTACAGTTGAAGCCAGCTATGCAGTAGGCGTTCTTTCTACAGATATAGCTAATAGTTCAACAGGATTTGTTGTAACTGGTGGTATTGTTTTCTTTGATACATCATCATTGACTGCTGGTGAAAGAGTTCATGTTGGCGTAACGGCTGGAACATTACAGGAAGCCGCACCTTCATATCCATATTTTGCTACAGATATTGGCTTATGTTTGGTTTCATCTGCATCAGGTGGTTGTGTCTATGTAGAAATAGAACATCATACCTTCGAAGTATTTAGGGTAACTGGTAATTCACACTTTGACGCTGATATTACTGTAGATGGCGATTTAACTGTTAACGGTACGCAGACTATTACTAATAGTAACAACATTGCCTTGTCTGGAGCTTTTAGCTACTTCAACTCTGGGGATACTATCGGTGAGGCTAATACTGTACACACTGGCACTGGTCTGGACGATGCTATCTTTACTGGCCACTACAACGGTACAAGCTCAAACAAGACCTTTAAAGTTAAGATTACAACCCTAAAGACTGGTAGTGACGAAGACTTCTTCCGTTGGTCCACAGATAACTTTGCAACTCAGTCAGCTGAGATTGAAATTACAGGCGAAGATCAGCTTCTTGAGGAAAACATAAACATCAAGTTTAACGCTACCTCTGGTCACACACTAAACGACATATGGTCTGGAACAGCTTCCCCAGTTAATGTAGATACTGGTATAGCATCTAATAGGAATACTGGTACATCAGGAGTTGGTTATACCCACGTAGGTGCTTACTTTGATGTATCTACTAACTACTGGACATTCTTTGATGAGTATGCTCCAGAACCTACAGGTACTATAGATACTGGTCACGCCTCATTTTCCTACGGGACTATAAAAGTAGATGCTGTAATAGGAAACCTAACAGGTAACGTCACAGGTACTGCATCTAATGCTTCTCAGTTACTTAATGCTAGAACTATCAGTCTTAGTGGAGATGTAACTGGATCAGTGTCGTTTAACGGAAGTGCAGACGCAGATATAACAGCAACAGTAGTAAATGATAGCCACACACATGACACCCGATATGTGCAAAAGGCTGGAGATACGATGACAGGTACACTTAATGCTACAACAGTAGACTTTGGTGACTGGACTATAACTGAAAGTGGAGGCTCTCTTTACTTTGCTTACAGTGGAACAAATAAATTCAAACTCGATAGTAGCGGAACATTGTCTGTGACTAATGACGTACAGACTGACCAAACCATAACATAAGCTAATAGTGAGTACACGAAGATGGCAGTAAAAATAAACGGCACTGAGGTAATTGACGACAGTAGAAACGTAGTAAACGTGGGCAATGTCGATGGCAGAGATGTATCTGTCGATGGGGCTAAACTAGATAACGTATCTGCTAATGCAGACGTTACTGCCACAGCTTTACCTACAGCATTAACAGGTTTATCTACTAGTGCATCTCCAGCGTCTAATGACCTTATTGTGTCGTATGATGTTACTGATAGCACTTGGAAAACAGCTACTGTTACAGCTACTGCTCTTCAAGGTCAGAAGGGACAGAAAGGCGAAGTTGGAGCTACTGGATCTCAAGGTATTCAAGGTAATACTGGAGCAACTGGTAGTGCTGGTTCTGCTGGAGCTAAAGGCCAGAAAGGTGAGGTCGGTGTAACTGGTAATACAGGATCGACTGGAGCTAAGGGTCAAAAGGGCGAAGTTGGAGTTACAGGTAATACTGGGTCAACAGGATCGGCTGGTCAAAAAGGACAGAAGGGCGAAGTGGGAGCTACGGGAGCTACAGGTAGTGCTGGATCTAACGGTTCTGCTGGAGCTAAAGGCCAAAAGGGTGAGGTTGGCGAACAAGGTATACAAGGTAATGCTGGTAATACAGGTTCAACTGGTTCCCAAGGTCAAAAAGGACAAAAGGGAGAAGTTGGTGCATCTGGAGGTACAGGCTCTACTGGACAAAAGGGACAGAAGGGTGAGGTTGGAGCTACAGGTTCTACAGGCTCAACTGGATCAACTGGTAGTACAGGTTCGCAAGGACAAAAGGGACAGAAGGGTGAAGTAGGTAATACTGGCTCAACTGGTTCAACTGGTTCTCAAGGTCAGAAAGGCCAAAAGGGAGAAGTAGGAGCGCAAGGTAATACTGGTAATACTGGTAGTACAGGCGGTACTGGTTCTACTGGACAAAAGGGACAAAAGGGGGAAACGGGTTCTACTGGCGGTACAGGATCTACAGGTTCAGCTGGTCAGAAAGGCCAAAAAGGACAAACTGGATCAACTGGCTCTCAGGGAGCTACAGGCTCTACAGGCTCTACTGGTGGTACTGGATCTACTGGACAAAAGGGTCAAAAGGGTGAAGTAGGGGCTACTGGCCCAGCAGGTAATCCATCAACATCTTATGGAACTGTTGGTTCTTATGCGTTATTAAAAAATACAAACAACCCTGCAAACTGGGGCGTAGGGAATACTGTCGCAGGGTCATCTCTTTATTACGCAAACACTTATCAGTCTGGCGGATCGAGTTGGGGCGGTGGTCAGGTTTCCCCAAGCGGAACTTGGCAAATAATGGGGCATATCGGTAGATACAATGGTACTGTAAATTACAGTGGAAATAGTACATCAGTCTCTGTTTATGTAAGAATCTCTTGAATAAGATTAAAAAATAGGAGGCGGTTATGCCTGACCAAGTAATAATAACAGAAGTGCGTAATGCACAATCCCTAAACGCAGAGAATACTAGATTTGATGTAGAAATTAACCATCCACAATACAGTTGGATACCATACACATTAGACCCTGATGATGCAGATGTGGCTGTAAACAACATCGTATTACTTGAGCTTATTGGTTCAGATTATGAGGCTTATGTTTCGCCTACTCAAGCAGAGCTAGATGCAGAACTAGCGTCAAATCTAAGGGCGCAACGTGACCAAAAGTTGGTAGAAGAAGTAGACCCAATAGTAACTAATCCTCTACGTTGGGCTGAACTTACAGATGCTAAACAAGTAGAGTGGACACAGTATCGAACTGACTTACTTAACCTAACAAATCAAGCTGGTTTCCCTAACACAGTTACGTGGCCTACAAAGCCTAGCTGATGATAATATATCAAATCTCACTTCACGGTTCGGCATACGATGCAAGAGGTAAGACTTGGGAACAGATATACTCTGAGAGCCTCTGTAAGCCCCGTAGAGGCTGGTTAGACCCTATACACAATAGAACTCTACTAAAAGGTGAGTTTGGATGCTCAGTGAGCCATTTAAGGGTATGGGAGAAGGTTGCAAACAGTAACTCTAATGGTATTATACTGGAAGAGGATGCAGTATACGATAGTATAGATACTGATAAGGTAAATAGACTTCTTAATTCCCACGATAGTGTTTGGTTAGGTTACAGATGGAACGACATGGGATATTGGTATAACTGCCATGCTTATGCAATAACTCCTGATACAGCAAAACTGTTGATACAAGACTTTAA